GTATTCCGGGCGCTGCAAGCGAGCGTCCGGGGACATGACGCCAAAGTGAGAGCGGACCAGTTCCGTGTAACGGGTGCCACCTCGAGCGTCACGCTCGAGCAGTTTCTGGATCTGGAAGGCTTGACGGATCTGATTGATAGTTGCGGCGGTAGCGGTGGACAGGTCGGCGTACAGACCAGTGCCGGTCACCGGATCCGATGACCAGCGGATGTAGTCCACCGGCGTATTGATTTCGGTTTTGATGTCGTCGTCGGCGGTCTTTGAACGCAGCGCAGTCTGCACACCGCCAACGCTGAAATACGGGATACCGTTACCACCAGACAGCAACTCATTAGAGCGGACGGTGGCAGTCTGTCCGAGAGGAAGGGTGACCGAGTCGCCCTTCTGAACCCACGGGAGACAGGAGGTGAAGTAGTCGTGGCGCTTGCCACGACGCTTAAGAGCGTAGTTTGAGCCTGAATCCGTATCGCCAGTGGCAACGGTCACAGGATTCTGCAGGTTCTGATCGCGGAACCATTCATTCCAGATCAAGTTGTAAGCGCGGAACGGCAAAGCGTTCACGCTCAGATTAGCGACACCAAGGGGCAAGCCCATGTAGTCGTAAATAGTACCGGCGGCCACAGCATTAACGCCGGAAACCACCGGGATAGTGAAATCGGTGGAGGCAGCCGGGTCCGGGCGTTCGCCCATGAATCGCTGCCAGTTGTCCCACACCAAACGGTTGGGGACGAAGAAGTAGAAAGTATCGAGATAGAGGTTATCCATGATGGGCGCGATCGGCGTTGCCAGCCGCGCGAACATGGTGGCTTTCAGGTTGAAGGAATCCCCTGGGAGAACTTCTTCAACGTACACCGGAACCAGCCAGCCAGCGTCCAGAGTGGTCTTGTAGCTCGATTCGATGTTGAAACCGGAGCGCGGAATATCCGCACGCGGGACCATCGAGAACTGGTGGACGTTTACAGACCGGTTCCGGTGCATCATGGATTTAGCCCTTTGAAATGATCAGGTCTTTGCCCACAGCGACCTGCTGGGGGCGGGTAGTTTCGAATTCGCCGGTAGCATCGTCGAATTCACCGAGGCAGAACAAATCGAAGTCCTCGGGGTGTTTGTGCAGCTGGTTGTTGTCTGCTGCACGGTTGATCTCGTCAGAGAAAGAACGGATAGCGCCGCCGACCGACGAAGAGAAAAACGGCTGCCCGAAGCAGTCGATTGCACGATCGCGGACGGTCAGAATTTTATAGCGCATGAGACACCTCTTTGTAGCGTTGATGTTTGGCAAGCGCGCACTGTTCGCGAACAGCTAGACGCGCAGAGGTGTTATCGGGAGAGTTCAACGCTTTTTCAACGGATCGCTCTTGGAGATCGGCAAAAGCGTCCGAGTCAATGTCGTCCAAGATACTTTTGAACCGATCCGGGATACGAAAGCGCGAGTCTTGCGCGTAGCACGCGCCATGGGTGAATACCTCCGGGTAATAGCGACGTATCCAAGCGTCGCCCAGTCCCGGCTTGAGTGACATTCGGCCATAAGGAGGGGTCAGGGGCACAAGCTCGCCGGTCTCGGGGTTGAGTCGTTCAGGTGTTCGGCAGTCTTTGAGGACGTAGCCTGCGCAGTAGCGAGCAGACTGGGGCGTAACCGTGCCGAATTCACACAGTCCTTGGCCCCAGAGCTCGGAGAGAAGATGGGACCGGAAAACGGGGTAGCCAGCACGCACCCCGTGACGGTCGAGATCAGGAACAGAGAGACCAAAGAGAAGCGCGTGATAATGCGGACGTTGCGTTTGCTCGCCGTATTCGCCGCACATGAGGTAGCGGAAGGGTCCCAAGCGACGGCGGACGCGCTTGGCAAAGAGCTGCCAATCACGGTGACGCAATTCGCCCTGGGGAGGGAGATTCTCAGGAGCGTAGGTAAACGTCGCAAAGAGGTTATCACGATGGAGAGAGGCTTCCGCCAAGCAGCGGAAGGCCCACATCTGTTGGCGATTGATCCGGCAGCCAATGCACTGGCCGCACGGAATCTGGATTTCGCGATGGTCGCGAAGTTCACGGAATTGCACGGAGCCGCCATCCGGCGGCTTCCAGCAGGTAACGGGGCGGAAACAAGGCAAGCCAGATCAGAGGCGGATGCCGCCACGCATGGGATTGCCGCGCAGGTTGGCTGCCTTTGTGTGGGCCGAGTTAGCGCGGAACTTGCGGGCCGACTGGCCCTTATTGACGGAGTAGCGGCGCATGCAAACCTCGGGCCAATGGCCTGTGGATAACCTGTGGATAACCTGTGGATAACTTTAATAAATAGCTTGACAAGGGTCAAGAACAACGTGAGACAATTCCTTTTAGCGCTTCGCTTGGCGAGCGCGCCAAAGCGCACGTCGCCCAAGCAAAGCGCATAGCAGAGCAGCTTCAAGAGCTGCTTTTTTTTTGGGGGAATTTTCCCCCCAAACCCCCCAGAGTTAGAGGTGACAAGGTGTCACCTAGCACAGTTAGGAACAAGGATTCACTGTGCATCCGCCCAGAGGCGGAGTAAGAGTCGGAGCCGGAGGGTTATCCACCGGGCCGCCTATGTCCACGTAGGGACGCGGCCCCGTGGATAACCCGGAAGGAAGAGGCGGAGCGCCGCTGGACGGGCGCGGATGCCTGGAGTCGTTTCACTAAGAAGGCAGACGCGCCCTATGAGCGGCGCAGAGCCTCAGAGCGGAGGGGTTCGGAATGAAGAGTAAGAAGTTTGGCAAGGAAGAAGGGAGCGGAGCCGCAGAGCCGCAGGCTTGGCGGGTCACATGGACAGAAAGAAACCCGCTGGGGCTTTGGAATTACCACCAGCGGGTAGAGTACGCAGAGAGCAAAGACAAGGCCGTGAATCAGGCCCTAGCCAAGATCCGGCGGGATAGCCCGCACGGATGCGTTACGGCTTGTGAGCAGGTTCGCCCTGCGGCTCTGGAGTAGAGGCAGGAGGGGCAAGGCCCCATTCCCGCAGCTGCGGGAGGTTAGCGGGGTTGGCCGCAAAGTCGGCCCAAGCCCCGGGATCATGATCGAATTGGGCACGGATAGCAGACGGGATCTGCATGAAAGCGTTTTGAGCAGCGTTGACCGCTTCCAAAGCGGAGCGGTAATCGTCAACGCCAGTAAAGTCCCCATAGGTGGGAAGAGTGACCGCGCCGGGCAGCCGACCGGTAACGCCGAAATTCCGGACGATGTTGTTAATGTCGGCTTCGTCCTTCTGGGACTGAATAGCCAGCGACGGGTCATTACAGATTAGAGCGACGCGCTTGCGGGTAGACATAGAGTTTCTCACTTGACGAGAGATTTAATGAAGACGGCCAGCTTGCCGAGTTCGCCCGCGTTGGCCCAGAAAGCAGCCTCAGCGCGGGCAGCGGGGATTTTCAGCGCTTCGGCTTCAGCCATCGCGCGGCGGTAGTCGGTTTCGATTTTAGCCAGCTGATCGGCGTATTTTATTTTGACCTCTTGCAGGGTGAGTTCGCCCCGAGCTAGGTCGGCATTGAGTTTGGCGACACCCGCATCTTCAGTAAGTTTGGCAGCTTGTGCCTGGACTACTTTCAAATCAGCCGTCCAGCGTTCCTCGGCTCTCGCCGAGGTGCCATATTCGCCAGTCTCAGCGTTATAGGCTTTTTTAGCAGACTGAAAGAGCGGGTCAGCGCGTCGCGTGATGTTTTCGATTTCGAGCAAGTCCTTTTCGGCAAGGGTCTTTTGGCCCGTTGCCCGCGTAGCTTGGATCTGCTCGTTTAATAGGCGGGACTGCTGAGCGGCAGAGTAGCCGCGAATCGCACCTTCGCCTACGTTTTCGAAGGTGGGTTGCGGGACGTTAGGGGCTGCGTTACCGACAGCAAGCATGGGATTAAGTCCCGCTTTTTGCAGGTCTTTGACCTGCCATTGATAGCGGTGTTTATAGTTTTCCCGAGCAGCGTCGGCGGATTGTTTGCTGGAGAAGATAGAACCGGCGGCGCCAATGATGGCGCCACCGATTCCGCCGCCGTTGTCCGACAGCCAGCCCATTAGAAGTGATCCACCAGACCCGGGACGGAGTACATGGGCAGCGGACGCGCCACCCGGTTGCGGAAGAGAATGTCAAGGATGAACTGCTGACCGGTCTGCGCGGTCGTCGCGATCACACGATCGACCGGCGGGTTTTCCTCGATGAAGGTTGAGTTAAGCGTCGGCAACGAGCCGAACTCTTGGGCGAGGTGCCACAGATCGAGGGGCTGGCTGTGAGTGGAGCGGAGATAGCCAGTGATGAGCGAGGGCTTGTAGCGGTATTCGGCCCAGCGTTCCTGATACCCAAAGACGTCGTCGTCGGCAGTCGTCCCCTGGGCAAATATTTCCCTGTTGAGGACCGCCTGCTCTCCGAGCTGGGAGAACACGGGCCAGTAGAAGTCATACCTAGTGCGCCGGGACCACATTTTGTGGATGCCCTGCTGGTAGTTAAGGTCCGCGCGAACAGACACCAGCCCGATAACATAGCCATGCTCCGTGAAGGACTGAGTGAAACCGTTGCGCGAGAGAGCCGTACCGACGGCGGCAAGATTGGCCTGTGGCGTAGTGCCGGACTCGGTCGACTGTGTCTGAGCCACCGGAGTGATGCCGACCGGGACGGTATTGCCGCCAAGGTATTCCGGGCGCTGCAAGCGAGCGTCCGGGGACATGACGCCAAAGTGAGAGCGGACCAGTTCCGTGTAACGGGTGCCACCTCGAGCGTCACGCTCGAGCAGTTTCTGGATCTGGAAGGCT